TCACTATCTTGATAAGTTACAGTGATATTAGTCTCAGTGTTGGAACTGAACATAGCACCAACTATGTCCTGTACATATTCAGTGTTAAGGCCTACTGTAACACCTGCTGTCTCTGAACCACTATTAGCTACATCTATACCACTATTAGAAGCGGCAACGGTAGCTACATAGTTTCCAGTCGTATCTGTGCCTAGAGCAACAGAATTCGCTGCTATAGTTGCAGTCAAAGTTCCGTCACCAAGTTCTGTAAGAGTCACAGACCCACTCAGATCTCCTGCCAATGTTATCTGAGGTGATTTATTAATCGTAGTCCCAGACGAAATATCACCACCGTTGATGTCAACAGTATTCAGCACAGGGGCAGTTAGAGTTTTGTTGGTTAAGGTCTGCGACCCACTCAATGTTGCAACAGTAGAATCTATTGCAAAAGTTATAGCGTTACCACTACCAGATGTATCTATACCAGTACCGCCTGTGAAGGTAAGGGTTTCGCTATCTAAATCTATACTTAATGCACCACCTGTATCGCCTTGAAAGTCTAGGTCTTGTGCTGTTAGTTGAGCATCTACGTATGCTTTGATTGATTGCTGTGTAGCTAGAGATGTATTGCTATTGCTACCTAAGTTATCTTCATCTAATACTTGCGTAACTGCCGCACCACCTGCAATGAATTGTAAAGTTTTGAGTTTGGTTACAAGAGATGCTGCATTGCTTGATGTGGTAGCAAGCCATCTTGCGTTGCTGTGGTCGTATATGATTGTAGAACCATCATCACTGCTACCTACCGTTTCTGCTTCTACTGATCTTCCAAGTAATGTTGCTGCACCTGAAAGACCTTGTGTACCTACTGTTATTACCCTTATGGCATCAGTATCAGTTACTACAACTTTATTTATTGTGTTCGTATTGGAGGTTGTGACCTTTGATATAGCCATTATCTGCTAATGTTCCTCCTGATAGCATAAGTGCCTTCTAAAATACGATAGACTCTACTGCTACCATCTACTATCTCTAAATCAAAAACACCATCTCCTGCCGTTAAATTAGCTGTATCTGCAGAAGATATTGTAAGTGTAACTGTTCCTGCTGAACCGCCTAGTGCGATTCTATTGTTTGCTGTTGTAAGTGTGATAACCTCAGAAGAACTCTCTGGTGTTTCTCTAAGATCCATTTCTGCTGACGTATAGCCAGTAAGATTTATTAAGGTATCGCTAGAATCCTTTAGTGTGAGGGTTTGGCCGAATGTCGCACCCTGTTCTATTATAAAATGATGATAACCTGCACTCATATTTGTTCCTTGTTATATTCATGGTGTCTACCATCATTAGCATCTGCTTTTTAAATAATATCACTATTAAGTGATGTAGGTACAAGTTCTAACTCTTTTTCTTAGTTGTTCTTTTTTTTCTAGTAGTTTTCTTTGGTGCAACACCGCCTTCATAGGCTTCGTTGACATCTGGTGTATCTGGGTCATCTGCAATGTAATGACCTTTATCATTCCTTGCTCTTACTGCCTCACCTTCTTCTTCTGCACCTGCTTCTACTTTAACTTCCATCGCCCAACCATTCTCCACGAAAGTTTGCATCACATCATCTTGCCAAGTCTCACTAGCATCAACTATTTCGTCTGCCACATATAACTTAGTGTCTGTACCGTCTTTATTAGATGATGCAGGTTTAGGTACTAAAATCTTATAACTTTTTGCCATTTAATTCTCCGTAAGGGTTGTGGGGTATTTCTACCCCACGTTCCCATTCTCTATTAAGAGTTATGTGCTGTGAAAGCGTTATCTGTACTATGTCTAGCACCACTTCTAACAACCATAGCACCGATAGGTGTACCGTTAGAGTGAGTACCTGTCTTAGCCAAGACGACTCTTATATATCTCTTGTTGCCGACATATTCAACACGGAAGATTCCGCCTGCTGTGTCAGGATTACCGCCTGCTGTACCATCTAATTTCAAGAAGATACCACCAGAGTCAATAGTTCCATCAACTATGTCTGCTTGTGCAACGTCAGTATAAGTTGAATCATCATCAGATTCCTCTAATGAGATCTCAAAGTGTACTGAACTAGAAAGAGTATCACCTTCTGCACCTACATCTACTAGGACTGTTGCCCTTTCGTAGCCTTGTAAGTCAACACCTGTTCCGTTAGCCGCCGCAGTTTTAACCGCATTGATAATAGAAACAGCAGGATTAATGTTATTTGATAAGTCTTGCATTATTTACTCCTTGCTTACGCTGATACTTTTTGTTTAACAATAGCTTCTGCTTGCACAACTTGACCACCTACTCTTCTTCTAGCAACGTATCTTACGTTTCCAGAAGTAGCTTGTGTAAATGGATCTCTTTGTACAGCTAGAGCCACCCTGTCTACAATCATATATGCTCTGCTAAAGTCACCAAACAGAACTGGGAAGGCATTAGCCGCCACGTCTGGCATATCTGTAGCTTGAACATAAGGATAACCTAATATTGTATTAGGTACTCCACCTTGTAGAGACATACCTGCTTGGAAAACATATTGTCCTGCGGTATCTTTTAGCTTTCTGATAGCTGCTAAGGTAGTTCTGTTGAAAACAAAAGCACCGTTGTTAGCATACTCAGATTTAATGCTGTGAACTAAAGTGATAAGACCATCAGCTAATAAAGCTGTGCCATTACCAGAGTTCACTTCACTCACACTGCTGTTAGTCAATAAACCTTCAGGCTTACCAACCGAGTTACCACTGACAAATGCGGTTCCTTCAGCTTTTGCAAATTGCTCTGCAAACTCTGATTGCATCTCAGCTTCAAGATCAAAGACAGTGTCCTCTAAGTTTTGCTCAGAGATGTCTACTAGGGCATACACTTCGTGTGCAGGAATCTCTTCCAAAGCCACATTATATCCTGTGGTTTCTGACCTAGTGCCTTGTTCTGCGACCCATACCGCCGAGAACTGACCAGACCTTTTAGGCACTTGAACACTTCTTTGTCCTGTGCTTCTAACTCTTGCTATTGTACGAATAGGTGAGATTTCAGTTACAGTTTTAAGTAACTCTCTCACATACTCAGGTGGGGCAAGATAGCCACCTGTGCTGTCATTACTGACAGTTAATGCTTTAATTTCCTCTGGCTCAAGGTTTTCTTTACCTTTACGCACAAATTTACTAAATGCTTCACATGATTCATCTATTTGCTTTGTAGAGAAACCTGAGTCTGGTCTTTTCATGACCGTTTCAAGCTGTTCTACTTGCTCTTTGATGTTGTCCTGTGAAAGTTCGGCTTTGGTCAATTTCTGATTGATCTCTTCCAAGCTGTCAAGTTTTGCTTCTATATTAGCAATCTTTTCATCTTGTAGAGGGTCAGAACCTTTGCCTGCTTCTAATGCGTCTAGTTTCTCGTCATTAGCTTTTTTAAATTCTTCAAAAGCCTCACCGAGTCCCTGTACCGCATCTTTTATATCTTCCGACATAATCAACTCCTTACAGTTTATTTATAGTTAATGTTAATGTTTTTATGGCTTCTACCAAGTTTGCATTATCATCAACCTCTCGCTGAGTAAATGCTTGATTGACAGCTTTTGCTGCAATCTTAGATTCTGAACGTGACAAACCGAAAGCATCTCGCAATCCGTTTTCCCATTCTCTGATGGAGACTTCCTCGCCCTTAACAGAACGAACTGTTGCTCTAGGGTTCATTGGGAAAGTAACGAGGCTAACCTCCATCAAATCTAATTCTTTAATAATTCTTTTACCTGTACGTTTGTCGTATGCTACTTCTTTTGGGTTTACTTTGAAGCCTATTGAGAGGCCATCTAAAGCACCCATCTTCATTAGTTCATAAGCATCTCTTCCAGAGGTAGTACCAAGTGCTAGTTTGCCCTTTACATAGAGACCGTGATCGTCCTCTTTTATCTCTGTAAATACACCTATGGGCATATCAGTCTTATGTTGATAGAGCAGTTTGATTCCTTTTGCCCCTCTCTGTCTCAAAGTTTTTGTGAAAGCACCGTCTTTTATAACGTCATTTCCTAAATCAGTGTTATTAAACACTGAGCCATAACCTTCAAACGTACCATCATCTTCTGTGGCAACCAATTCTGTTTTGATGTCAAAGAAAGTTTTTATATCTTCTACGTTATCTTCTTCACTATCCAAAGATATTTCATCTTCTTTCTTTTTAGGTTTCTTTTTCTTTGGCTTCATACGACCACCATAACCATAAGCAGACTCTTCGGAATCATCTTCTTCTCCGACAAGTCTTTCATAGTCAGCGTGTAATCTGCATGGCATATAGACAGTATTACCGTCCGAGTCCATAGTGTGAGTGCCTGTGCAACCTAGCTGTTCTGCTCTTGCTTCGGCTTCTTCTTCGGTAGTAAACACATCTTTGCTTACTTCCCTTTTTTCATCGTTGACCTGTTCTTCCCCTTTGGAATTGTAACTTGAGTTACAGACAGCTAGCCTTTGGTCATTATCGTAATCACTGGTCATAGTCTTATCTCCCATACAACGACTCATAAACTTTCCTCTACTTTCTCCTGTTTTCGGTTTCGGTATTGGCATTATGTCAACATATAGTATCTAAACTGTTAATCAAGCACAACATCTTGTTCATCTACATAAATTATTACACATCTACAGTTGATGTTATTTCTTGCTCCTCCTCTTGGATCACCAGTATGTGACATGGGTGAACCATCAACAATGAAATCCTCATTCATGTCTTTAATCTGTCCGTTAGCTGTTGAATGTGCAGATCTAGTTCTTGCATCGTTAGTTGCCGCCCACCTTTTAACCATCTTAGATCCATAATCTGAAGCAACTTGTTCGTAGTATTTGTGGTGTGCATGGCCTGCCGCATTATGAGTTTCAGTTCTAGCTATAGTAGCGGCTCTTGTCTTTGTAATTGGTCTTAGTTTTGTTTCTATGTTTTTGGCTATCTGTACTAATGTAAGACCTTCGCTTCTACCGTCTTTGATAATCTTATCAACTCTACTTGCTATACCTGATGATATACCTGCTAA